AAATCAAACAACTTGGTATTATTACACAAATCATTACCAGTCTGCACGAAGGCATTAGTACGCCAGAAGCTTCTTACATCGACGGCTTAGGTACTGATCCAATTGCTGACGGGGCACAGAGCGGTATTACATTAATAACTAGGATTCCAGTAGCACTAAGCGGATACGGTGTACAAGTATACAACGGTCAAGCTAAACTATTAGCAAAAAATGAAAGTGTTGTTGCTAGTGAACCGTATGCTATTCCAATTAAACAAGGTACTGACATCAGTTGGTTTACTTTGTTAAATCAATATCCTGGTCAGTATACAGCTGGGTATAGTCAAATATATCTTAAACAACCACTTGGTAACGAAGTAGTTGGAACTATTGCAATTAATCCAGCAGACGACTCAGTATTAACAATAAATTGGGATAGTGACACGTATCCTAGTAATACTGACCTAGACTTATCTGGACCGCGAAGTGCAAGTCCGGGAACATTCGACGCCATAGTTAATCCGTTAACATTTAACCCTAGGGGTCAAGACGGACTTGGTACATTGGCAGCAGGCGCTCGCTTTTTAATTGTAGAAAATATCGGTGATATAGACAACGAAGACGGTCCGGATGCTTGGAAATCAACTGGTGGGGTTGACTTTGTTGCTAAAGAAAATGATATAATACAGTGGAGCGGCACACAGTGGCAAGTTATTTTTGAAGCTGCTCAGAGTGAAGACATCCTGGTCTATCAAACAAATATATATACTGGAGTTCAGTATAAGTGGGACGGTGTTAGCTGGACTAAATCGTTTGAAGGCGAATATGAAGAGGGTTCATGGAGACTAAGACTATAACAGAAATTGTCTGTAGCGGCGCATTAATTTACGCCAAGAAAAGTCACAGGTTTTTACTCTTACAAAAAACAAATGGAAAACATGCCGGTACATGGGGGTTGGTCGGCGGTACCAATCTCGAAGGTGAGACTGCGTGGCAGGGACTTCAACGTGAAATTACTGAAGAAATTGGCAGTAATTTTAAAATAATTAAGACCATACCTATTGAAACTTTTGTCAGCAATGATAATGTTTTTAACTTTCATACCTATCTATGTGTAGTAGAAGACGAGTTTGTGCCCATTCTTAGCAATGAGCATAACGGATGGGCCTGGGCTACTATTGATCACGCACCAAAACCTTTACACCAGGGTCTTAGGAATAGTTTTAGCAATAGAACTGTACGTACTAAATTACAAACAATCTTTGACCTAGTTGGTCTAATCTAATATGTTTAACTGGTTTAAGAAAACAAAAAGTTGGGTACGATTCTATTCTATGGATCAAAATGTATCTATCATGTACCCTGTAGTTGACAATCGACTAACCGATCGAGATTGGAACAACGTAGGTGATATCTCAAGAAATAGACCTGAACAAGGTAAGCAGATAGTATTGAACTGTCCAGCTATTAAACAAATTACCAGTGTCGGCTATGTACTGCGAGCGCCTGCTGATTTTATAATCAAGACAGGACCGAGTATTCAACATTTATCGTGGGAAACTCCATTTGTGTTTAAAAGACACAGCGACAAATATACATTTAGTGGTAGTGAATACTATATTAGTTGGCATAGTCCATCACAAACCGAACCATTGATTCCAAAAGAAATTTCCAACACAGACAAACCGTATTTGCATTCGGCAGTAAAAGTTGAGACTCCTTGGCGAGTCAAAGCCAGTGACGATATTGTATTGTTGCAGTTACCTGTGACTTATAATAATGAAGCTAGGTTTACTGCTGCCATAGGTGTGTTAGATCCAAAATACATGCATTCTGTTAGTGTACAACTGTTTTGGCATGTGCTTGAAGGTGAAACATTGGTCAAAGCAGGCACTCCACTAGTACAGTATGTTCCTGTACAAAGAAGTTTATTTCAAAAAAATTCAGTAGACTTTATTGTTGATACTGCTACAGATGTAGAAAAAGAAATTGAAGAAGCCTATGCGTTTGCCAATCACAGTCGCTTCCCTAAAACAGATTCTGCTGGTAATAAAGTAAGAGTAATTACTCAGCTGTTTGAATACTTTAGAAAAAAATATCCCAAGTCTAAAATTTAAATTACAAGTTTAGTTAGAGGATGCTTATTGATAGTTCCTCGTAGAAATGTATTAAAGCTCAAAGTGATACGCGGAGAATCTCCTTGGTATTCTTCTACCAAGTGTTCAACAGAACTGGGGAAAATCAACATTTCGCCAGGCGCTAAGTTTATTCCCCAACGTTTAGAATTATACAAATTTGACTCGATGATATCGTACTCCAGTGTATCAAACGAGCTGGTTATAAACACTGTTGCGCCTCCTTGATTGTCAGTAGCTAGCGAAACAATACCACTTAAGATAGAATTTGGATGCCAGTGTCTATGATGACTTTGCCCTTTTTCTGTTTTGTTAACCCATGACTCGGTGATATAAATTTCACATTCTGGAGCCGCATTTATAATTCCGTAAAAGTAGGACTGTACTTTTTCCATAATTGCTTGTTTAATTTGAGCAAATTCTTTTGTGTCTAATACCTGCTGACTACTACTGATACTGTTGTTATAATTTTCAAGCCATTCAATATTAGACATGTCTAAATTTAAATCAATTGTAGTTTTAAACATCGGTTTGGCAAACAAAGGGATCAGCTGTTCATTAATCATTAAAGGGCACCTGTAAGTATGATATATATAGTACTTCACACCTGGTTAACAAACAATTTATGAAATTAGAAAAAGATATTGGCATTTGGGAAGGGCTTATTGGGGCAGAAGACTGCCGGGCCCTGATTGATTATTTTCACAAAATCAAAGAATCTAAACTAAGCTACACACGATTGGACCTTAGGGAAGCACCTAGTCACAAAAAGAATGACGAGGCAGTATTCGTCTTAGATCCAGAAACTATGCGGGTCATGCCTAATGAAAAACTAGTAGTTCCGTTTATGCAAAAATTTTGGAACTGCTACCGACAGTACATGGAACACTACAGTGTGCTTCTTGAAACAGGAGATCACCAAGTTAGAGCAATGAAGGTTCAAAAAACCCTGCCTGGCCAAGGATACCACATGTGGCATTTTGAATCAGACAGCGCAGATCGCAGTGCTAGGATATGTTCTTGGGCTGTGTTTTTAAATGATGTTGAACAAGGTGGCGAAACAGAATTCTTGTATCAGAGCACTAGAGTGCCTGCAACACAGGGCACACTAATGATTTGGCCAGCAGGTTTCCCTCATACACATCGCGGAAATCCTCCGCTAAGTGGAGAAAAATTTATCTTAACAGGCTGGATTGAATTCTAATGGAAGTTCTAAATTTGTTTCCTGTTGAATTTTTTGTTTTTAAAAACAATGAAATTGATAACACTAAACTCATTGCAGAGCTTGAAGCGTTGGATGGCATTGAAATTAAACAATCAACAACTATGAGTCTTCTTGTTGATCTAAGAAAAAATGAAAAATTTAAAGAACTGTTCTCTTGGTTTGATCAGTGTCTTGAAGAAATTAGACAGACTATGAAATACGATTGCGATCGATTTGAAATTACCAACAGTTGGGTAAATGTAGCCTTGCCTAAATATAACATGCATCAAAATTATCACAAGCACTCTATGAGTTTTTACAGTGCTGTCTATTACTTTACAGAAGGCTCTGCCACTGAGTTTGAAGATGCAGTAGTTGATCGATCAAGAGCGCAACTAGAAGTATTACGGCACGACTATCAGCCGTGGGAAACAGTAGTACCAGAGCCAGGCAAACTAATTATTTTCCCTAGCTATGTTTATCATCGAAGCCATGCTCACATGGGCAATGAGTCTCGTTATATTTTAAGTTTTAATACGCTGCCGGCTGGCAAAGTAAATTATCAGTTAGCAACTGATTCAAAAGTACATATTAAGGTTGAGTAATGATTAAAAAACTTATAGTCTTAGGTGGCGGCAATGCAGGACTAATGTCGGCATTATATCTTAAAAAATCTATTCCAGATTTAGAAGTAGCACTGATAAAATCTAAAAAGATAGGCACTATTGGTGTTGGTGAAGGTTCGACTGAACATTGGACTATGTTTGCTACCGCAGTAGGTATTAACATCATAGACCTTATCAATCACTGCGGCGCCACTATTAAAAT